ATTATATATTAAATATATATCCTTATATTAAAATATATTTAAACAACAAAATGATGCATCAAATTCAAAAAGAAAAATATTTAAATTCAATAATTAATAAGGGATATAACCTGGAGAATATTGAAAATATACTTAATAATACAATTAAAACATATAATATAGATAAAAGTAATATAGATCAAAGTAATATAGATCAAAATAATAAAATAAATCTAACTGTAGGATATTATAAAAATGACAATATTTTAAGATCTGCAGAAATTGACTTATGTTTAAAATTAAATTGTATAAATCAATTATTTAATAAAATTATTATAGTAAATGAAACAATGATTGATATACCATTTATTGATAAAAATGATAATCGTATTATTATTATTAATAATCCAAATAGATTAACCTATAAAGATTTCTTTAATTATTCAAATCAATATACGTCAGAGAATACAATAAATATATTAATAAATTCAGATATTGTAATAGGAGGTAATTTTTATCTTTTATATGAAAATATGCAATTAAATGAATTATATTTTTTGACAAGATATGATATTAATAAATATGGACAAATATCTTTATGTCATTTATTAGGATGTGATACATGGATTTGGAAAAATTGTATTAATTGCAATGTAGGTAATTATTATTTAGGTAAACCATATTGTGATTTTAAATTAGCTTATGAACTTTATAAGATTGGTTATACAATTAAAAATCCATCATTAACTCTAAAAACATATCATATACATAATATAAATATACGAAATTACAATGATTCTGAAAAAATAAATGGAGATAAATTTTTAAAGATTAAACATTCAGAGTTAGAATCAGAACATTCAGAAAGTAATTATATATTTTTAGACTGAAATGATTCTTAAAAATTTCTTTCTTGTGGTTCCAAATATTTTTCATCCAATATTTTGAATATTTCTTCTTCTGATTCAACATATATATTTTTTGTACCTTTATATAATCCATATTCATTTAATTTATATCCAAGTTTTTTTGCTTTATTTCTTAAAAATAAATTTAATTCTTTTGATCCAGTAAAATATAATGAAGCTGGATACCACGACAAGAATGGTATAAAACGAATATCTATACGTCTAACTGGTTTCTTACTTTGATGAGGATCTTGACAAAATCCCATATATTTATTTGTAGAATCTGATGTAATATCATCAATTAAAAATCGTGATTCATGTAGTTTTTTTACAATCTTCTGTATTACTAATTTTTCTTCTTCCAGATTTTCAGTTAGAATAGTTGGAGTTGTAACTAATAGATCAATATCATTTGATGTTAATTTTTGTCTTCTATATGATCCACATATCTGAATAATAATTGTATCATCTACTTTTGATAGCTCTTTTAGTAAAAAATCTAATGTTTTAGTTATTTCTTGACGCGGAATATTTAATTTTAATTTATTGTAGTATTTAATGCCAAGTTTAATAGTATTTGAAACTTTTATTTTATTAGTAGAAACAATATCAAAAAATTGTTTAATGGTTTGGATTTTATAATCTTTAATTAAACGATTCGCGAGTGATTCACCAACACCAATTATTGATAATAATTGATCCTTAATTGTTTCTTTTTTATTTAAATTCCTACAATCAATAGTTAAACAGAGTTGATCAAGTTCCCTTAATTTTTTAGTTTTTAATATTTCATCAATACGATCTTTAATACCTTTACCAACACCTGGAATATTTGTTAATTGAGTTACTGATATAATAGAATTTGAAAAATTTTTTATTACTCTTAATCCAGTTTTTAAAGATCTAATACGAAATTCGTTTTGATTTCTAAATGTAGTATCATTTGATGTTTCATACAAATACTGATTTATTTTTATTAACTCAGAAAAAATTTGAATTAATAACTCATTCATATATTATAATATATAAGAAATTAAATATAATAATATTAAAGTTTCTTATAGATTCTATGAATTTTTTTCCAGCAAACAATGATAAAATTTTAATAGATGCAATCGGTAAATATTCAATTAGTTTACCAGATAAAGCACAAATAATAACAAATTTAATTGAAAAACATATTAATACAACAAACATTACAATCACTGATGCAATGGCATGTATTGGTGGAGATACTTTATCTTTTTCACAAAGATTTACAAAAGTAAATGCAATTGAATTTGATAAAATTCGATTTGATTATTTAAAACATAATATGGAATTATTTAATTGTAAAAATATTGATTTCTATAATGAAGATTATTTAAAAGTAATGATGAAAGTAAAACAAGATGTAATATATATAGATCCTCCATGGGGTGGACCAGAATATAAAGTCAAGAAATCAATAAAAATTAAAATTGGTGAAACAAAATTAGAAGAAATATGTGATCAAATAATTGAGAAGAAGTTATGTAAATTACTTGTTTTAAAGTTACCATATAATTATGATTTAATGGAATTAAAATTCTATGATATAAAAATGTTTGTTCTTAATAAGATATTGCTTATTTTAATTAATATTGACCCTGAACAAGCTCCCGCATAAAGATAAATAAAATAAATAGGAATAGATGAGAATAAATAAAAGTTATAAAAAATTGATTTATTAATACTTAAGAATTTAAGCATATACTTATAATATAATATTACTAAATGTCTAATTTAAACGTATCTAATACAAATAATTCGACTAAAATTAATCAAGTGAATGAAACTAATGAACTAAACGAAGATACAATGAGTGATTCAGATGTACCTCCTCCACCACCTACTCCTGTTAATAATCAGATTGAAGTAGGTGCAAAAGTTGACCCTAAGAAATTACCGGAATTTGTAGATGATTCTGACGAAGAGCTTCCAAGAAATGGAGTTGTCGGCCTAAATAATCTAGGCAATACTTGTTATTTAAATTCAGTACTTCAAACTATTAGTAACCTTGATGATTTTCGTACTTATTTACTTAGTGGGACTTTTGTTAATGAACTAAAAGATGGAGTTGAGCTTGAAGATTCGCTATTTTATCAGACTCATCGAATTATTAAAAACTTATGGGAAACTGATCAACCTAGTCTAGGTCCAAGAAGTTTTAGAAAGAAATTTGTTGAAAAACAACAAATGTTCCTAGGATTTGAACAACATGATAGTCATGAGGCTATGCAATTTCTACTAGACAATCTTCATGAGGAAATTAAAAAGAATATGGATGTAAATATCTCTATTTCTCCTGAACTCAAAGGATTTTTTGATTTCTGTGATAAACATTATTCTGAAGTTGCGGTATATAATTTATTTGTAGAATCAGAAAATAAAAAAATAAAAGAATCTGAACAAGGAAAAAGGGCTGAAGATGTCGAAGAAACTGAAGAAAGTAAACAAAAGAAAGCAGAATTTGAACAAATGAAACCTAAATGGAAACATAATCTAAAAATAATTGATTCAAATCCTACTAAAGCACTTGATTATTTTGCAATGAAATTCTGTAAAGATTTTTCTACAAAATATTCTGAAATTTATGATTTCTTTGCATCAATTGATTGCGTTCTTACAAAGTGCCCAGATTGTAATCACATGTCTTATGGATTTGATAATAAGAATATGATATCTGTTGAATTTCCTGAATTAAATGATGATAAGATTAAGGAATCAGATGTATTTAAGAAATTATTTACTGAAAAATGTGAACAATTGAAAGGTAAAATATCAAATGAAGATCTTATTTCAAAGATGTGTGTGAATGAGGTTAAACAAAAACAAATTTTTAGTCTAAATGATTTGCTTGTTAATAATCAACAAGCAAGACAATTAGACGTCAAGAACTTGTGGAATTGTGAAGTTTGTGAGAAAAAGGTACAAGGACTACAACAATGCAAACTATATAAAAATCCTAAATATCTAATTGTCCATCTAAAACGTTTTAATCATTTAATGATTGATCGTGAAGTAAATGGCCGTATTGAAAAAGAAGCTGTAATTTACAAGATTAAAAATCTTGTAACATATGACGAAAAGATTAATATTAGACATCTCATGATTAATGATGACGGGTCTAAGATGGATTATGAAATTGTTGGAGGTATTAATCATATGGGAGAATATAATGGTGGTCATTATACAAATTTTTCAAAGAATGCTAATAAATGGTATAATTATAATGATCATCGTGTAAATGAATTACATTGTAACGGTATTCCATTATCACCAAATGCATATATGCTAATCTATAGACGTTGTGATTAATGAGAGAAAGAGAGAAAAAGAAGACTTTAAAAATTGATTTATTTATTTATTATATTATAATTTAAAAATTATAATATAATATGTTCTTCGATATTAGTAATAAGATATATGTACAAATTGACAATACATGGTTTGATCTAACTAGTTATACGGATCATCCGGGAGGCGCACAAATCTTTAAACAATATCATTTAAAGAATGCTACTAAAGCATTCAATCAAATTCGAGGTCATGGAGATTCATTAGTATTTAGTAAACTAGAAGAACTAGAAATTAAAAATATCCTATTAAATGTATATCTAAATTTAATTAGAAAAGAGAATACAGATATAAATGTGCCAATTGCAACAATTGTTTAAAAATTGAATATTTAATAATATAATTATAAATGAATTAAATTATTATACTTTATACGATTTAAAAATGATTAACGTATGGAATCCAGTTTGTAAGGAAATGTTTAAAGTTCAAATTATAAATTCTTTTCATGGTGCATATGGTCAATCTATATATCGTTCAAAGAATAGTGTATATCTTGTAAAGAATAATGAGTGCAAATGTATGAAATATTTTTTAATAACTAATGATTTAATAAATAGAAAACCATCAAATGATAACTTTAATTTACGCGATATTTATTATGATATGAAAATAAAATATCCTAGACAACTTGAAGAACTTAAGGTACCTCCAATTATATGTTCGAAAAGTCATAAAGAGTTAAGACTTAAATAGATCATTTTCATTTATCTTATATTTCTTCATTAAAAAATTTAATGGCATTGGTCCTTCATCGATTAATTTTTTGTATAACTGTATTGCAACAGGATGTAAATAACCAGGACGATCTGTTGAATATATAGAATCCATTAAAGGTATTTGACTTTCAAATATCTTTTTAAATACCTCTGATCCAACTTTATATGATATTGCTTGACCAGGCTTACAAACATATCTATAAACTTCAGATTTAATTGCTTCATCAGGTGTTGCTAAATATTTTTTCATATATAGAAATATATCATGCGGTGAATAACCTTTATAATGAATACGAATATCTACAATAATACGTATTGTTCTTAATATTTCATATTCAATGTGTCCAATTTTGTCCCAGATTGTTTGCTTATATCCTAAATTTTCTGAAAACAGTCCCCACCCTTCAACAAATCCATTTACAATACTACTAAAATATGAAAATAATAAATTATTCTCTTGATTTAAATGTTTTATACCATTTATTTGTAAATGGTGTCCAGGGTATCCCTCATGTAGTACTAAACTATCAGTTCTATATTTAGGCATTTTTTGCCAGTTATGGATATTTAAATAAAAGATATTTTCAAAATAGTATCCTCCTCCTAGATATTTATTATCAAATGCCATTAAACGAAGTTCAGAAAATTGTTTAAATTCTAGTTTATTAACAAAAAAATCTTTATATTTACTTATTATCTTACGATGGTGTATTACAAACTCACGTTTATCTTTATAATTTTGATCTGATGTTTTTATTAATTTATGTAATATTTTAATATACTCATCATTTAAATTAATAGATGGATCAATTATTTTAAATTGTTGTTTCATATTTTCTATTAATTTATCTAATTCTTTAACTGCCCATGATTCTAATTTTATGATATCAATATTAATACCTGTATGGGATTCAACACATTTTAAATATAATTGTTTACTTATGTTATAACATCCGACCGTATTTATTTTTTTAGTTTTATAAAATTGTTCAAGACGTAATAAGTATTTTTGTAATATTTTACATCTTTTATTAAATTCTCGAAATACTCTACGATATCGTAACCATTGAGCTTCTTTTTCAAGCGGTCTTAATTTTGATGTTCCATAATAAGCTTCTTTGTCAACACGTGTACATATAACTGTCTTTTGCCATCTATGTATCATATCAATATTGTAAAACTTATAGTAGACTGGATGATTTATAATTTTTTCATAATAACTTATAATCATTTCATCTAATAATTTAAATAAATGTAAATTTTCATATATTAGATCAAAATTATTAGTATCGATTGAAAAAGGGTTTCCAATTATGAAGTATACACTTGATAAAACATTATTAAAGTAATTTTGTGATAATAAATCCTTTACTTCTATATATTTATCTGTATATATTTTTATAACATACTTTTCAATCTCGGTAGGATTATTGTATTCTTTCATTATTTTTTGGATCTGATCTTTCTTTAATTCAAAATTAATTAAATCAATTATAGTCATTGTTTTAATATCATCCGAAAGATCTAATTTATTTGCAATAGTATCCATTAAAGAAAAGAGATACATTTAGTTATAGTTATACTATAAAATAAAATAAAATAAAAATAATAAAAAAATGAAATAAATATGATTTATATCTAATACCTAACAGATTTATAATGGGATTCTCTACTCCAATGATTAAAATATGGAATCCAATTTGCAATAGATATCAATGGGTTAGAATAGTTATACCACTCGGTAAGATTCATGTCGTATGTATGACTGAAAATAATCAGTGCTCGTGTACTAATAATAAATTTTTAGTTGTTTCAGAATCACAAGTCTTTAGATATTCTACTCCACATAAACCTAATGGTTGGGTTAATAAACCACTCTTATTTCCTCAGCCAGATCTCGGTGAGAAAAATGTTTATACAAACAAGTATTCAGGAATTGATATGATTGCACTTCATAAATTTGGAATACATAATTATCCGAAATATATTAAATTTCCTGCGCCAATTACAACGTGTAATAAAAAAGAGTTAAAATAATATATATATATAAATATAAATATATATATATATATATAAGACTTATGAGTAATATTAAATATATTAAATGTATTAATTTATACGATCGTGTTGATAGAATTGGTACACATTTATGTGTTTATATATCAACCATTTTAGTAGCAATAAAAAATAATTATAGAATTAATTTAACTAAACCAAAAACAGAATATAGATATTATAATTCAATATTTGTTAAATTTCTATTTGATTTTATCGAAGAATATAATGAAAAAGAATTTGGAATTATATTAAAAGAATTTGAAAAAATTGAAGAAATCAACGTTAGTGAAAGCACAAATATAAGTTTCTTTCATAAATTTATTACAGGATTAAAAAATATTGAATCTGATTACGTTACTTATTTTAAAGAAAAAATTTTTAAGGATAGAATAGAAAATTTTAATAAACTTGTACTTGATAAAAATTATATTATTCCGATAAATTTTGAAAAGACAATTGTAGTACATCTTAGATTAGACGATAGACGTAATACTTTTCATAACAAAAATGATATTTTAAATTATTCAAATAACCTTACAAAATTTATTGATACAGGTTACAAGACAGGTTACAAGGATCCTCATGGTCGTAGTTACTTAGGTCAGTCTGCAATAAAAGAAGATATAATAAATGAACGCATAAAATTAGTATTAAGTAATCATCCAGATCACGACGTAATTATTATAACATCTCCGGGTTCGAATCATTCATTACCATATAAGACTATAAAGAGTTCTGATGAAAGTTATGATTTATTTTTGTTATCAAAATGTAATATATTAATTGGATCTATGAGCAGTTTTTCGTTTGCATCAATGTTTTATGGTAATCATGAAGCAATTTATTATCCTTTATGGGACCATGCTGTTATATTTGGATTAACTACAAAATATGATAAAACTACGAATATAACTTTATTTTAGGCTGTTAGATATCATATAAATACAAACATTATATTTTTGTTAATAAAAATTGATTTATATAAACTATATAGATATATTACAATATATCTATATATAACCATGAAAGATTTAATTTTTCAAATAATTGATTGGCAGGAATATAATGAAAGAACCGATCAAGAATTGGAACAAATTGATTATAAAACAAATAAACCACGAGTTATTCACCCTACAAAGTATTTTATAAATTTATATGGTAGAACAGTTGATCAAAAATCAGTTGTTCTAAGAGTTGAGAACTTTAAGCCATATTTCCTTATAGAGATTCCAGAACAATGGAAGTCATCCGAAATTTCAGAATTTGTAAATGTTTTAAATAATCATCTAAGTAATAAGAAAATTAATGGTACAATTTTAAAAGATACCGAATATAATGAAAATGAGGGATTTAAAAAGCAAATCATTTATAAATGTGTTAAAAAACACAAGGCACGTGAATTTTCTGCAAACAGATTATTTCCATTTATGATATTCTTTTTTGACGACACATATACATTCTCAGCCCTAAGCAAACTATTTACTGAAGACATTTATTGTGCAAGTGGTAATCCTTACAAAGGTAGAAAAAGATTTCAAGTATATGAATCAAATATTGAACCTTATATTAGATTTAATCATATTATAAATACTGATACATGTGGCTGGGTTAAGGTAAAACACTGTGAAATTGAAGACAGAGAATTCACAGATATTTATGCAATCGCCGATTATGCTGATTTGGAAAGACATGATATTAAAACCGCAAGTAAATTGCGAATTTTATCATGGGATATTGAATGTTATTCACATGATGGAAGTTTCCCAATGCCAGATGTTCTTGAAAATCAAATTATTCAGATTGGTTGCGTATTCCAAAAATATGGTGAATCTGATCCGTATCTAAAAGTAATGTTATCCTTAAATACTTGCGATGATATTGAAAATACAAAGGTAATCTGTTTTAAAACTGAAGCTGAACTACTACTTGGATTTAAAGATTTAATTCGAAAAGAAAATCCAGATATCTTAACAGGTTATAATGTATTTGGCTTCGATTGGAACTATGTTTACGAACGTGTTAAACTACTAGATATTGAATCTGATTTCTCTCAATTTAATAGAGATCTAGGAATTGATGATAAACCTTCCAAGTTTCTAACAAAGAATTTATCTAGTTCTGCATTAGGTGATAACATTTTTAAGTTTTTTGAAATGAAAGGTAGAGTACAAATTGATCTACTAAAAGTAGTTCAAAGAGATCATAAATTAGATTCATATAAATTAGATCGTGTAGCAGAACAATTTATTAATCAAGATATTGTTAAATTTGATGGTAATAAGATATATGTAAAGAATCCAAAAGAGTTTATTTCTGGTAATTTTATTGAAATTATAGAACATGATGAAATTGAAGGACCTGAACATATTACAGATAAACTTAAAATCACTGATATTAATTATGATGAGAAATATATTGTAATTAATAAACATTATGATGACTTTGGAGATCTCTTACATCTTAAAGATAAATGTAAGAAGTATAAAGTATGTCTTGTAAAAGATGATATTAATCCAGAAGAGATTTTTGCAAAGTTTAAGCAAACTTCTGCAGATAGAAAAGAAGTTGCCGAATATTGTATTCAAGATTGTGTATTAGTCTTAAAACTATTAAATAAATTACAAGTACTAACTAATAACATTGCTATGGCAAATGTATGTTCTGTACCACTATCTTATATCTTTTTAAGAGGTCAAGGCGTTAAGATTTTTAGTCTAGTTGCTAAATTCAGTAGATTATTAAATCATGTAATGCCTGTTCTTAAGGTAAATTATAATCCAGAGAATGAAGATACAGTTGGATATGAAGGCGCAATTGTATTTGAACCAACAGTTGGATTCTATGAGGAATCAGTATGGGTTAATGATTATTCCTCTCTGTATCCAAGTTCAATGATTGCTACAAACATTTCACATGAAACACTCGTAATTGATCCTATGTATAGAAATCTTCCAGATTATGAATACAAAGATGTTACATTTAAAAATAATGATGGCAGTACAACAACATGTACTTTTGCTAAAAAACTAGATCCAACTTATGATGCTAAAAACTTTGGTATCTTACCTCAGATCTTAATGGGTTTACTTAATGAAAGAAAAAGTACACGTAAATTAATTGAAACAGAACCAGATCCTTTCGTTCAAAGTATTTTAGATGGTAAGCAGCTTGCTCTTAAGGTAACTGCAAATTCTCTATATGGACAATTAGGTGCTAAAACAAGTCCAATCTTTATGTTAGAACTTGCAGCATCTACAACAGCAGTCGGTAGAAGACAATTAGAACTTGGTAGAGATTTTGTAGAAAATCATTTAACAAGAGTTATGAAACTAGTTTATGAAAATAAAAATGATCCAGAAAGACTCAATGAGATATTTACAAAAGAATTAAAAGACAAAACTGGTAAGCCTAATATGAAAGATCGTGAGTGGGCGATTGAAAAAATTACAGAAGTTATGGATAAATATACTTTTAAACCAGAAACCTTATATGGTGATACAGATTCTGTATTTAATCGAGCAAACTTTAATGATAAGAAAACTGGTAAACCAGTTTCTGGTCCAGAAACAATCATGCCTGCTATTATCTTAGGTCAATTAACATCTAAGTTTATTCAAGCTAAACAACAATACCCACAGGAATTATCGTATGAGAAAGTATTCTGTCCATGGATTATTGTTAGTAAGAAAAGATATATTGGAAGAAAATTCGAAGAAGATGATAAAAAAAGTAAGGTAGCATTTATGGGTCTTGCACTTAAGAGACGTGACAATGCACCAATTACAAAAAAAATCTTAGGAGGGTTATTAAAGAAATGGATGATTGATTTTGATAGACAAGGTGGGATAGACTTTATTCGTAAATCAATTTATGAAATTATTGAAGGAAAGTTTCCAATTCGTTATTTTGTAACATCTAAAACACTTAAGGGTAAATATAAAGGAAAACGTTTAGATGGTAAACATCCTAAGGGAACTGTATGTGCTACTGAAGGTAGAAAATGTGAATGTTCTGGACCATGGAATTGGAAAGAAGTACAATGTGGTATTGCTCATGTAACTTTATGTCAGAGAATGGCAGAAAGAGATCCTGGAAATGAACCTGCAACAAATGAAAGAATTCCTTATGTTGCAGTGGAAATTAATGAACATGATGTAAAAAGCAAAAAGAAATCTCAAGGTAAAGATGAGAAAGTACTGCAAGGAGATAAAATAGAACATCCTGATTATATTGAGAAGAAGAAATTGAATGTTGATTATAAATTCTATTTAACGAATCAAATTATGAATCCAACAGTTCAATTCTTAGAAATTGTAATGAAAGATCCTGAAAATATGTTTAACGAAGCTATTAAAAATCAAGTATTTACTAAAATTGGTATGAAACAAAATAATTTAAGTAATTATTTTAAAACAAAAAAAGTAGTTTATGAAAATGAAAATATTTATTCAGAAGATGAAGGTTCTGGTTCAGAATCATCTAAAGGCAGCCTTAGAATTTGTAAGTAAACCTTAAATGCATTAATTTATGAATTTTAATTTATAAACCTCAATTTAATATAAACAATATTCTATAATTTATTTATACAATGACTAAAATACTTGTAACAGGGTGTGCTGGTTTTATTGGATCTCATACATGTGAATTTTTATTAAGAAGAGGAGATATAATATTAGGTTTAGATATTTTAAATGATTATTACGATATATCATTGAAATACAAAAATTTAGAGATCCTTAAAAGATATCATAATTTTTCATTTATAAAGGATGATATTAAAACTACAAATGTAATATCAGAATTTAAGCCTGATAAAGTTATTCATTTAGCATCTATGGCCGGCGTTAGAAACAGTTTAGAGAATCCATTATTATATGAGACTACAAATATTGGGGGATTTATTAATATTCTTGAGGAATGTCGTAAAAATAATGTAAAACATATTGTTTATGCTTCAAGTAGTAGTGTATATGGACTTAATACTAAAATACCATTTTCCGAAGATGATCCAATTGAAAAATGTAATAGTCCATATGCATGTAGTAAACTATGTATGGAGTATTATGCAAGAACATATAATCAATTATATAATTTATCTAATATTGGATTAAGATTTTTTACAGTATATGGACCAAGAGGAAGACCAGATATGGCACCATATTTATTTTTAAATGCAATAAAGAATAATATTAAATTTAAAAAATTTGGAGATGGTACAAGTTCAAGAGATTATACATACATAGATGATATTGTTTTAGGTATAGTTAACGCAATTGATAATAAAAAAAATATTAAGTGTAAAATCTATAATTTAGGTAATTCTAATCCAATATCTTTAAATAAATTTATTGAAATATGTGAAATAGTAACAAATAAGATAGCAATCTTTGAGCAATATCCAGAACAATTGGGCGATATTCAACACACATATGCAGATATAAGTAAAGCAAAAAGTGATTTAAATTATAATCCAAAGACTAGTTTAGAAGATGGTTTAAAAAATACTTATAATAGTTTCATAGTCTGATCGTTTGATCGTTTAAATAATTTAAATTTATATGTATATTTAAATATATATAAATTAATTCAATCTATTTTCTCATCTTATTCATAGAAATTAATCTTACATCAGATGTACTGATAGAAGATGTAGTATCTAAGTATTCAGATACACTATTTGGTGTTGCACTTTCATTTGTACCACTTTCATATGAGCCAGTTCCATATGAGCCACTTTCATTTGTACCACTTTCATATGAGCCAGTTCCATATGAGCCACTTTCATATGAGCCAGTTCCATATGAGCCACTTTCATATGATCCACTTTCAGATGCGCCTCCAGAAGATTCAGTTGTGCGTTTTGACTTTTTACTAGATTTCTTACTAGATTTCTTACCTTTAGATCTAGACACCATCATTCTTAAATGTTTTACTTTTTCTTTTAAATCTTCGGTATCTTCATTTTCATCTAAATCTAGTCCTTCGGTAGATTCAGCAAAATCAAAACCTTCATCATCATCATCAGGTGTTAAATATTTTTCAACTCTACCTTTTTTGTGTTCTTTATTTCTTGGTTCATATAAACCACCACTTTGCATTTCTTTAAAAAACTGTTCAGGATTAAAGTCTGATTTTCTTTGAGCAGATTCTACTCCAGGCTCTACTTGATCTTCAGATGTTTCAAATATATTAGAATCTAATGTAATAATCTTACTATTTTTGTGCATTATTTGGCTATCACGATTTAATTGGGTATCAGTATTTTCAGATACTTCTCCATAGTATGTGTAACCTCCTAATTTAGGAGATACTTCAGAAGATTCAAAAATACTAGGATCTATTTCAATGATTGCAGATGGTTTAGATGCATTAGGTAATGTATTTTTATATGAATCAGTAGATGTTGCTGAATTTACTACAACTCCATTTGGTATAGGTTCACTTGATGTAGGTGATGTTGTCATTGCAGATGTTGCAGAATGTTCCATTCCGTTAGGGACTGCTGCACTTGATGTTGCAGAATCTCCCATGTTTCCAATATTTATTTGACCATCAGGAGATGTTGCAGAATGAGTACCAGATACATTTAATTTTCCTTGGTGCATGTGTGCACTTGATGTTGGAGACATTCTGCGCATATTTCCTTTCGATTTTGGAGACATTCTACGCATATTTCTGTTTTTACGAGGTGAATTCTTTTTCTTATCTGTATCTGCAGATACATATTTGGCAACAGGTTTAGAATTATCATTAAATTTAATATTTAAAGGACTATTATCTTTTATAGATGATGCTTCAGGTGTTTCTTGAAGGATTTTATTAATTTCTCCATTAATAGAATTTGATTGACTATTTCCCATTATATTATATAAATTATAATAGAAATAAATTAAATATAAATTATTTTATGGATAAAAAAATTTTAATTGTAAGTTTACTTTTTTTAATCATTATTCTTTTTCTAAAAAGATCTAATAAGACCATTGAAAAAATGAGTCTAGTTGAAGCTTTTAACAAAAAAAAATATTTAGTCAGAGATTTAAGTGATAAATCAGAATCTGCTGATTTATTAGCACAATTAATGGATAAACTAAAGTTATTAATAGTAACATTAAAGAGAAATTCAGATAATACAACTGATGCTGAATTAAAAAAATACAAAAAATTCATTGAATCTATATATTATAAAATTGATGGAGTTAAAGTAAGAGAAAATGAAGGAGGTAATGATTTAACTTCTTACAGTGTAAATAAAGGTGAGGAATTAGTATTTTGTATTAGATCTAAATCTAATAATAAGATTCACGATCTAAATGAATTAATGTATGTAGCAATTCATGAAATTGCCCATATAGGGTGTCCAGAAACTGGACATACCAAATTATTTGCAAGAATTAATTTATTTTTATTAAGACAAGCATTACAACTTAAGTTATATAATTATCGCGACTATTCAATGAATCCGGTTGAATATTGTGGTATGACACTAACGACAAATATACTCGGGTAGATAATTATTATATAATTCTGGTTGTTGTGGTTATCTTAAGAAAAATTTAAATATATATTATATTATATTAATGGAGGATCCTATTAAAATAATATATAAGGTAAAAAATAATAATAGAAAAAATCAATATCATATTTATATTTTTTTAGGTAATTTAGTTGATTCGACTATTCAAAAAATTCTAAAAAAATTTAAAGATTTAAATTTATTTGAAACGCTTACTAATTTAAATGAAAAAGAAAGAGATGAATTAGAAAAAAAATATGGCGTAAAATGGTATACATATTTCTTTGTACATCATCATATTGATTTTACATTTGATAATATACGAAAATCTAAACAAAAAGCAGAAGAAATCATTGATAAAATTAATAAAGAGTGGTACGATTTTCATATTAAAGATTATAAAATTAGTGGAAAAACATCTTTTAATTACAGTTCAATTGTAAGTAGAGATAGAATGAATAAATTTACTAAAACTATAGTCGATGATGATAAGTTTGATTATAGAACAAATTTAAATAAGCAATTAGGTGGAAATATTTCTGATAGTGACGAATCAGATAGTGAATTTATTGGAGGTAGTAAGAATAGTAGTAAGAATAATAGTAAGAAGGATCCTAAGAAAGATACTAAAAAAGTTACTAAGAAAGGAGGAATAAAAGATGGTGAATATTTAAATATGATTGATAATGAATACAAAATGAAGAGATATATGAATAGATCATTTGTAGAATTCTTAAAATTATCTGAAGATAAACAAAGTGGTGGGATTAATCCTGATGATATTGCAGAAGAATCTGACGCTGAATCAGATGATGATATAATCAGTAAAATAAATGCACCAGAAAATGCAATCCTATCTGAACAAGATGAAGCACATATTACTGAGGAAATGTCTTTAGAAGAACTAGAAAATATTTATTCTACTGAGGATAAATTAGACTTAGTAATTGAGAATCAAAAGGATACTAAAAAAACTAGTGAATTAATTGAAAAGATTCTAGAACAAGATAAAGATTTTGATAAAATTGAAAAATTAAATGAACTTATATCTTTTGATAATTCTAAAGATAATATAAATTATGATGAAAGTTTAAAGAATGTTTATAATAAACAATATGTATTTAACAATTATATATACAAAAATGATACTATTAAAAATATTAAAAATAAGATTACATGTTCTATAAAGAAAAATAAAATGTTTGATAAAAATTCAGAATTATTAATTCCGTCTAGAGTCTATCTATGGTCAGAATATTATTATAATGAATTAGTTGATAATCGTATTCTTGTTAAGTATGATAAAATTATGTTAGGTCAAAAATGGGTAAGAAGAAATGAATTATTACAAATTGATATAGAACCAAATGATAATATTAAAGTATATGAATCTTTAAGAAATAATTTAAGAATTTTAAGAGATAATATTAAAAAATATGGTTCAAATATTCGAGTAGAAAATGATCAATATAATGTTTTAGATGATTACAGCGACTACTTTACAAATAATGAAATATTTTTATCTGATATCTATAATGAATTAGGTAGAAATTATACGACTGATAATGAAAGTTTAAAAAATTTATATGATGTCTATATTAGAATTTACTTTTTAAGTATTTCTTCTGATGAATTTAAAAATATTATGGATTATTTAAATGATTCAAAAAAGGAAGAAGTTGAACTAATTACTAAAACATATAATAACATTACAAATGACATTAAAATGGAAAATACTATTACTCGTATTATTGAAGAAATTAAATTGAAGCCAGAATTATACAAACATTATCTTAAAACAAATCATATTACTCAAGTAGTAACACATATTAATTTATTTATGACACGTTATAATAATAAAACTATTAATATTGAGAATGCAAATATTAAAAAATCTGATAATAAAATAGATTTATTCAGAATCTTTGATAATTTTACAACTACCAATATATATCCATTTATTCAATTTCAACAAGGTGATGGTAATTTAGTTTATAAATTTAACTCTGATAATCCAGAACAAGATAAAAGTGCTATATTAAGTAAATGGTTTGAAACAGCACCATATGGTATTAGTTTTAAAATAAAGGTAAATTTAGGTAAATCTGCAACTAATAAATATATATCAGTAAATATGAATGATAATGGTAGAGTTGAATATAAAATTCAATTTAAGGAAGAAGATGTTGCATCATTTGATGATATAAAAAATACATATCAATTTGTTAAAGATTTAATTAAAAAAATTAATGACGAGAACACTAGATTACAATTATATATTCCAAATGATAAAGATTTTAAATTTGCATTTATTAATACTATTCAACAGATTGAAACAAAAAGTGTAATTAATCATAATGATTTAGATGACTTTGCACGATTATTCTATCCATATGTTGCAGTTGTAATTAATCCAAGAAAAAGACAAGCTAAAGAAAAAATAGAAACTGATGAACAATTTGGCAAGTATGGAACATATTTACGTTATAAAAGAGTAAGTAATTATGAAAGTGATCGTAGTTTAGAAAAAAGAATTTTATATTTCTTAAGAAATTTTGAATTTGATGAGAAAAAGATGATTCGTGAAATTAGTAACTCTTTTAATTTAACAGACAAAGTTTCTGAACAAAAAATTAAAGATATTCGTGATAAATTTCCTTATCTTAAAAAGGCTGGTAGAGTATTACGTAAGTTTGATAATATCCCAAGATTTAAAGCTCCAGGCATTGATGTAAATCTACAAGGTAAATCTAAAGAAAATTATAAATTACGTATATCTGGATCTCGTAATAAACAACAACTTGAAAGTATTTGTGAATTTATATCAATTATGATATATTTATATGAGGACATTTATATTAAAAAGAATCCAGAGAGAAAATATTTAATAGATATATTAAAGGGATTAAATAATATTGCTAAAAGAAGAAATAAGGTTGAAGAAATTGTTGAAACAGAAGATAAAACAGTTTCAAGAGTTAAAGAAATAACTAAATTAGATAAAGAACGTTTAGGATTTAAACCAGAAAAGGGTCAAAGTCAATGGACAAGATCATGTCAAAATAGTGGAAAAATTAAAAGAAGACCAAATGTAAATACAACAAAAACAATTAATGAATTAGTAAAGAATGGCTATAAATTAAATGATAAAACAAATATATATGAGAAAAAAATTGTAACAAAAATAAGTGGTAAGAATAAGGAAATAATATTAAGAGCTGCAAAAGTTTCTAGTTCTAAAGGAGAAGATGATTTATATTTTACATGTGATCCAACTGATAATGGTAAATTTATGTATGTTGGATTCTTAACTAAAAGTAATAATCCAAGTGGTCTATGTATGCCTTGTTGTTTTATTAAAGACCCATTTGATAGTAATAATAAAGCTAAAAAGATATTTAATCAAAAATGTATTGGTATGGGAGAAACTAATGGTCAAGTTATAACAGATAAATCTGCAGAAAGTGTAGTAACTGATAAAGTATATATTTTACAGGATACTAACAAATTACAAGAACATAGATATGCCTTCCTACCCAAATACCTAGATATATTTTTTAATGTAATTAATAAAAATTCAAAAACAATAAAAAATAATTATTTAACTTTATCTGAAACTGGCTATTATTTTAAACAAGGAGTAAAACAAGAAACTCCATATATTAGTTCGATTGCAGCATGTTTAAATATTACTGTTGATGAAATAAAAAATAAATTAATAAAAGTATTAGAAGCAGATAAAAAATTGAGATTATTTACAAGTTTAAATAAAGGTGATATTCGTAGTCAATTTAATTCTATAAATGAATATATTAATTTTATTAAAACAAATAGTTCTCTAGATTATGAATTATTAGACGATTTAATATGTACAAAAGATATACTTACAAAGAATGGATTAAATATATTTATCTTTATGAAACAATCAAAATTTATTATAAAAGATGATAAAAAAATAGAAAAAGATGATTACATTTTAATATGTAAAAATATCGAGAATAATGTTTATTTTCAAGAGAGAGATACCATATTATTAATTAAAGAGACTAACCAATATTTTCCCATATTTTTTCTTAAAAAGGATACTAAAGATACAACTATTCAAATACAAAAAACTTTTAGTTCATCAATCAATGTTATTAAAAATATAATTGAATATGCAAATCAGAACTGTATAGATATTATTAATAAAGACTTATCATTAATTGCAAAATTTATTTATACAAAAAATAAAACTAACATTCATGGACAAATTATAGATTCTAAATTTAGATGTAAATATTTATTATCAAAAAATAGTATACTATTACCGTGTACATCAAGTGGATCTATCGCAGAACTAGATATATATTATGACGATGATATATCAAAATATATAAGTGATTTAGATACAACTGTCGAAACAATATACAGTATCTTAAAAATATATCCATCTGGTTTATTCTACAATGATAAAAATTCAGATTCAGTCTATTTAGTAGATGGTTTAATGTTTAGTAGACAAATAAATATTCCTATTAAGGATATTAAAATGACCAAAGAAGATATTAAAAAGTTTGGTAAAAAAATTGGATTAAAAGATGTAAGTATGGAAAGACGTAATCAATATGATAAAATTGATAAAGTATTAAAAGATGGACTAGATGAAATTAATAAAAAGGGTATTATTGATGTAAATATTGATACTTATAAAAGTGATGGATTTAAACAATTTCGATTAGAATTAAGTAATTTTATAATACAAGATGATGAACTCATTAATAAATTAACAGATACGTATTATTCTAAAAAATCTTATGAGGACAAGAGTTTTGCTATCAAAAAATTATTCTTTAAGATTGTAAATAAAGATTTGATTAAAATTTTGAATAAACTTAAGGATATTAAAGAAGATATTGATGGCGAAGAAAATGGAAATGTAGAAAATGAAGAATATGAAAAGGAAGAAAGGGATGTTAACATGAGTGATAATGAAGATGATCGTATGAATGGGGGTGGTCCAATGATGGGTCCAAATATATTTTTAGGAGGTAGTAGAATAAATAAATATACTAAAATGAAAGGAGGTGATCTAGTACACACTGTTAAAAAGATACCAGAATTAAATGACTATGCAACAAAAAATATTATTGAAACATGTGAATTAAATAATAATGATAAAAAATGTTTTACAAATAAATTATGTATATGGAAAAATAATGAATGTAAAATGGGATTAACTAAAGATTATATTATTACATATGTAAATAGATTAACTGATGAAATATTGGCGAATGAATATAAATTCTTTGAATTAATTAATAAAGATAAATACTCAATTAGTGATGTAAATGATTTTTATAATTTTACAAATAGGCCAAAACAAAAGATTATTAAAAGTAATAGTGTTAATGTCGATAAAATCTTATCAGAGATTTATGGTGAAGATAATATACCAATACTAGGTAAAAAAAGATTCAAAAAGATTGAAGATAATATTATTGAATATCCTCCGGAAGAATACAAAGATAAGATTATTCAATTAGTTGATTTTAATGAAGGTATCTATCGAGCAATAACAAATTCTTATTACTGGCTCGAAAATAATATGCTTGACAATGATGTACGTAATTTAGGATATTATAGTAATTTACAAACTGATATAAATAATTATATTAAGTCATTATTAATTGATTATTTAAGAAATGAAAGCAATAGGTCTGAAATAATAGATTATTTTAATTCTTTAAATATAGATATCAAAAAAGATATATATGATTACAAAGATAAAATTACTAAAAATATGGATATATATGATGAATTTATTATTGAATTATATATCATAAATAAACTATTAGATATTCCAATTATAATTTATAATGATTTTGAAAATATTATTGCATTATTTGATAATGGTATTAAATTCCATAAGAAATATAATATTGGTACAGAAAAAGGCATTGATAAATATAGTAATATTAAGAATTATATAAATATAAAACTAGAATTTGCAATGAAAAATTTAATTAGTAATTTTAGAGTGATTTACTATAAGTAGTTAACTTTTAATAATTAAATAAATATTTTTTATATATTTTTTTATATTCTTTATTATAATATGAGTGAAAATAAGAAGTTTAGTTTAGGTGGATTTCCGCCAATATATGAAATAGTTACAAATATAAAAAGTAAAGGATTTAAATCACAACCATCTTCTATATTAAGTATTCAATCTATTCTAGCACGAAAAAATATGAGGCCTCCTACACCTATGAAACGTATTGAAACTCAATTAAATAGATTACCAATCCTTAATAAATTTAATGAACAATGAACAAGAATTAAGTTTAATTATATAATTTTATACAAAATTATATAATCATATAATTTTATATAGTATTATAATATGGAAGAAATAAAAAAAAATATAATTTATTATGATAAATTTAGATATATATTTGATGAATTATATCCTAAAATTAATTCAATAAAATACGATGATTCAAATTCTGATTTAACTCCTAGTAAAATACTAATTAATAATAAACAATTTATTTATAACATTCTTGGAAGATTTGATGACTCTACTAATTTTTGGGAATGGGCATGGGTAAGTGAAATTGTTCAAAATAAAATTAGAGAAACTAGAACATTACTTAATTATGGTATTTATGAATACAATGAAGAATATAAAATTATACGAGATATTTTAATTAATAGTAAGATTAAAATAGGAGAAAAAATAAACCTTGATATTATCTTATCATCATCTTTAGTGTTTTTAGAAAGAGGCGGATTTAAATATATATTTCCAATTAAAGAATCAGCAACAATTACAAAATATTTAATTTTAAAACCAATATAAACTAACCAATATAAACTAACCAATATAAACTAACCAATATAAACTAACCAATATAAACTAACCAATATAAACTAACCAATATAAACTAACCAATTCATAATGATAATATTTTCTTTTCTAAATGACTATAAGTTTTTGAATCACACTTTTTTAAATAACTTTTAGTATCATCTAATATTGAGTAATTTTTAGAAACATATAAGATAGGATCTTCTATCCTTGGAGGATATGTTATAAAAAATAAATAATCTAATCCTAATTTTGAACAAGTTTTAGATATTTTTAATTTTAGATCATCAATATTTTGATTTAAATGATTCGGTATATTGTGTAAAGTATTTGTAGTAAATTCATAATATGATATGTAATCTTTTTTTCCTTCCCTAAGCAATATAATATTTTTTATTTCATCAAGTGTTAAATTTTTTTTTAGAATTTTAATAACTGTATTTGTAGGTACACCATTTTCATAATCAAGTATTCTTGTTAAATTTTTTTTTATCTTATTACAACCATTTAAACTTATGTTTAATATGGGACCATCATATAATTCTTTTTCAACTGATGAAGATAACTCACCTAAATGTTTACATAATGATCCATATACTATAATACCAACTTTATCGTTTTTTTTCTTGAAAATATTATCATTTATATTCCACATATCATTTGATATTGGATATATATTTTTATACATAAAACTTATCAATTTATATTATATAAAATAAAATAAAATGAAATAAATTATATTAATTCTTCTTGTTTGAACTCCATGTACTTATAATTACCTGGAAATAGTTTAGTAAGTTTTACAATATCATCATCAAATAATTGTTTCTTAACATGATATAATGGTACTTTAATTTGATCAACCGCTGTTGATTTAATTGCATAATATTCGTATTGATTTGAACCAGGATATTTTTGTCTTCCAAATAATTTTAAAATATTATCCTGATTTGTTTCATCAACTAAATATCCTGTATTTTGGTATGTATCATAACTACCACGCGTGGGTAATCCAATATATTTATCTTTTAATAATGGTAATGTCATATCAATTGTAGGACGTTCAGTTCTTCTTTCAGGAGGTAATAAAGGATTTGCTAATACTCCCAAATCTCTTTGTTTAATTAATTCATAATCGGTTAATCCTCCATTTGGTAATTGTACACCAACCATTGGAATTGCTCGCATAGGCCCATTTACTGTAGGTGTATCATATGGGTAATTTGTTGATGGAATTGATCTTCCGGGTTCTCTGTTTAATGGTACTAATGGTTGGAGGGTATTATTGGATTTGGGGGGAGGAGGTGGGTTGTAGGGAGGAGGAGGGGGGTTTGGAGATCTTTGGGATGATCTTGAATTGTCATTTGATTTAGAATATTTATCTGTGGTATCAAAATTTAATCCATCTGATGAATATAAATCTGGAGGAGGTTTAGATGTTAATCTTGGTTTGGTGAATGCATATTTATCATAAGATTTATTTAATTCATCATAATCAGCATTTGATTTAGTTTGTAAAGTACTTCTAGTTACATGTTGTCCTGGATAAATACCAACATCCGGTATATCGTAATTAATATTAAATAAGTTTTCTTTAATTTTAGACGTATTCGATTTAAAAAAATCTAAAACTAAATTTCCGAGTAAAATTAATATTAATAGAAAAATAAAATGATATACAGAAAATTCAAAACAAATTTTATTAATACAAACTTTTGTCATATAATAGATTATAGATTAATAATTATTTAATTATTTATTTATAGTTTCTGTTTAAAGATTTATTATAGTTTTAATAATTTAATTAGTTTTAGATAAATTATTTAGTTTTTACAACCAATAAGCGTTATTAATCATATATTTTTTTCATCTTAATAGAATATAATTCAAAATAATATACAATGAAAGAATTAATTCATATAGTTGGACTCAATAATGAATATAAAGATGATTTTATTTCAAAGATACATATAGCAAGTCCTAATTATGATATTATTGATGTCGATGATCTTACTCAAAAAATAACAAGCGATAAAAAGATGGCAAAATTATATGATGATTATGAAAAAAATAAAGGGGATAAAAATAAAGCAAAACAAATAGGTACTGATATTAATACAGAATGGGCAAAAGAATTACAAACAAGATTAAATAAAATTCTTAGTTCAAATGATAAGAATACTATTATAATAGGATTAACAACTTCTATTATAAATACTGGTGCTCAAAAGATTCATATTAATCTACCAACAAATTTTAAATTCATTGTTGATATTGATCTAGTTGAAAATGCAAAACATATTATTCGTAATAATTTAAAAGATTATAAACATGAGATTATTAACGGTAAGTTTCCATTAGAATATATAAATTTAGATTTTCTAATAAAAAGACGTGAACAATTAAACCAAGTATACATTAAAAATTTATATATTCAAAAAAAAGGAGAAGATATAATTAAGTTTCTAAAAGAACATGTTCCAAATATTGATAAAAATTTAGGTAAAATGAAGAAATTATATTATGCTTCAAATCAAGAATATGTTAAGACAATTAGTTCAAAGAATTTAATCTTATATGATAATGAAGTAAATGCAATATTAAGTTTGTTTAAGTTTGCAGAAATAAATTATGATCATACAAATAAAACTATAAAAGAATTAACCAGAAATGCTTTTAAAGAACTAGAAAAAGATTGTTTTATATATGAAATTATAGATCTAGAGGATGTATTCTTTAATGGTGATAATTATAAAAATAACAAAAGATTAAAGATAAATAAAAATACTCATATAGATAATGTATATGAAGTGTTTCAAAAATTTGGTTTAAAATTGATTAAACATAAATAGTTTATAAAAGATGGTATAAAATCTTTGGATTTTCATATAGTCTTCTAGTTAAATATGGTATAGAATCTTCTAAAGGACCATATGGTAAATATTTATATGTTTTTATTCCA